TCAAGGTTTTTAAAAGTTTCTTCATCATGAACACAATTATCTATATTTTTTCTCTTTGCTACAAAACTTTTTTCAAACTCTTTTAGTTTAAAATTTTTACTTAATTTAGTATCGCTATCCCATTTACTCATTTTATATACTCACCTTTATTGATATTGATCCTTCTTCATTAACAGTTACTTCTCCTAAAGAAGCATTTGCTTGTAAAGAAGTTTTTGATGTACTTGTAATATCTTTAAAACCTGAACCATCAAAAAATTCTAAAAGATTAGTATCAGTATTAAATACTAAATCTCCTGGATTAAAATTATCTATTAATTTTCTTTGTTCGTTTGTTATAGGCGTAGCATTTAAGTCTACCTTTTGCAGATTTATTTCTAATATTCTGACTAATCTATTAAATACTTCTGGCGTTATTTCTAACCCAGCTAAAGGCAATCTAGTTTCTAGTATCTTGGCCATTATCTTCTTCCGTCTTCTCTAAAATTAAATCTAGTTGCTCCTAATCTAAACTCCATACCGTTTCTTACCGACACATCGTTGTCATCGTCAGACTCTATTCTATAAATCGCTTGTCGAGCTCTTGCTCTAGTATCTATTTTTTTTGTTGTGTTAGTGATTGATGAGGTAACTTTTGTTGTCGGTGTATCATTTGGGAAGTCTCTGGTTTTTAAAACAACATTTAATGCTGCGTTACCATTGCTCCCGGTAAATCTTATATCTGGAATTATTTCTCTAACTGAAATAAATTTATCGCCATCTTCTAAATCAAAATCTCCTGACTCTATAAAAACATTATCCATTGGCGAGCCATCAGCATCATTACCATTTTCGTGATCGTATAAGTAAAAAGAATTACTATCTTTTCCAATTGCCATAGGGTATTGAAATATACCTCTATCAATCCAAGAGGATCTTGCTAATTCTCCTATGCTCCATACCTGTTCTAAGTAATTAAAGACTACATATTTATCTGGTTCAGTAGATGAACTAGAACAATAAAACCAGCCTACTTCATTAAATTCTCTATTAGTAAAAGCAAAGTTTTTGTAAACTTCATTTAAGTTCATATCATCATAAACATGATTTAAAACAGAACAAGGCAATCTTTGAACAGAACCGTTGTAGAAATAAAATCCATCTGCTGCCATCCAATAAGCTCCGTTGTCTGCATTTATTGCTGCTTTTGGCCCAATCAAACCAACACTCTCACTAATTAAATTAACTCCAAAAGTAAACGGAGCGCCAATAAATTGTAGCGAGTGCATTGAAACATCAGTCCAGATTAAAGTTTCTTGCCTAGCTTTTAATGCCCCTACTATTAAAGATCCAGAGGATATTCTTATTGAACCAGCTGTATTAGTAGCTTTAGATTCAAACTCCAATAAATTTTCTTGATCAGAAAAAGATATTAATAATGGATCTATTACGCCAGTTCTTGCGGTACCATTTGCATTTAAAGTATCAGAACCTAAAACAATTAAATGCCTATCAATATCAGAAGTTAGTACTTGCAAACAACGAGTCGGAACTAAATTAGCTCCAGATATATTTTGTAATTCTACTGCTCTAGTTGTTAATCCATTGGTAGCGTCCCATCTAAATAAAGAACCTGCTCTAGGATTTATTATTAAGTCTTCGCCAAAATTATCATGAGTCCATATTCTTAATGTATTGTTGGCTGCTAAAGGAGTAGAAGAACCCCAACCACTAGAACTCCAAGTTCCAGCACCCCAACCAGTAGAAGCTACAAAAGAATCTAATCCAACATTTAATTGATAAGCTGCTACTGTGCTACCACCACCATTTCCGCTATCAGAAGAATTGGCTAAAACAGAGTTGCCGCTAGTATCTTTTGCTTCAATGGTATAACTATTACCATCAACAATACTAGCAATTTGATATTCTTGATTTAATACAGTTGCTGTTATATTACCCCCTAAACTTGCAGCTCCACTAAAGGTTACAAAATCATTAATTGAAGCTCCATGTCCATTTTCAGTAACTGTTATCGTAGCGTCGCTATTTCCAACTTTAGCAAATGTTGCATCGCCAGCAGAGGTTGTTTCCCTAAGAGGAGTAATATCGTTAAAATTAGATCCCTCTTTTATGTAATATTTAAAAGTAGTACCAAGGCCTAAAAGATCTGTACCATCTAATTTTATCCAATCGTGTAAGGCTCTAGGAGTTCCTAATAAAGTAGAACTAGAATTTTTTGCCCAACCTCCTATTTTTTCTGGAAGTCCTTTTCTAAACCTAACTAGATTGCCATCGAACCAACCATTCTCTGCGGTAAGACTGGTCCCTTCTTTATCTATTCCGGGTTTAAATAAAATCTTATTGTAAGGCATACTAAATACCTACCTTGTTAAAAAAGAGTTTGTTGCGCTAAGTAAGCTGTAACACTTAAAAATACCGTTACGGTAAAAATTAAACTGTTCCTTATACTTTTGTTTATTGAAGTAATGCCTTGTTCAATAGCATCTAAACGTCTGTAATTTTCTCTCCATCTTTGTTCACAAGCTGCTTCATGTGAGCTAAGTCTTTTATCTATTTCTGTTACTGTAGTTCTTGCCATGTTTTTTTATATTTCGTTACATTTTATATCAATCTTTACGTTTGTCATCTCTTTCGGATTTAGATAATTTATCAGGCTCTATAAGCTCTGGCGCATTTAACAAAGTTTTTAACAAAACATCTTGTCGTATTATTTCATTATCTACAGATCTAACTCTGTCTATTAGCTGAATTAATATACCCGTTTGCGAGTCTAATTTAGAATCTAGTCTTTTTTCCATAGCTGCCATGCTTTCATTTATCTTGTCATCAACTACATCTATTTTTTGTTCCATGCCATTAATGATTTTGTTTAAAAGTTTCCAAAGAAAAAATCCTAAACCTAAAGTTGCTGCTATTGGAAATCCTACTTCGTTAATTATTTTAACTAGATCGTCCACTGCAATCTAAATTAAAAATAACTTTTTAAATCTTCCCAATACCCTTTTAACTTATCGTCTAAAGTTTTATTTGCATAAGGAGCTACAGCTTTTAATAAAGCTTTACCAACTACTAATACAAATATTATCCATAATAAAGTTTCCATATCCTTAATATATCATGCAATTGTTAATGTTTGATAATCTGTACTTTGATACGAGTTAACTCTAGGAGAACCCAATATTAAATTTTCAGGACCAGCTGAGGCATTGTAAGGAGTGTACGTGTTTAAAGTCCAAGTCCAAATAGTCCTGCCTGTATAATAAGAATAATTTGCAGAAGCTCTTGTAAATACATAAGGATTACTATAATTACTGTAAGGATGATATAGAGAAATAGAAGTCCAACCAGAATTATAAACTGCATTATCTAAAGCAAAAGTATAGGTTACGGCAGTGGGAACACCGCCAAAAAATGCAGCACTTGAATAGCTAGAATAAAATCCTGCTACAGTTGCTCCCATCCAAGTAGAGTTATTTAGCCAAGCACCCATAGGTTGAACATTATTTCCTACACTATCTGTTCCTAAATTTATATTTGAATTTACATAACCGTTATGTCTAGTGGTATATTGACTGTTAACAATATAAATTACAGAATATTTCTCTGCGACTGTTAGAGTACCAGTTAAACTTGGAGAGCCTGTTAAACTAGTTCTTGGATCATTAGTAGCCCCATAAAAATCTCCTATTTCAATAGCAGTGCCTGAACTAGAATTTATAGTTTGTCCAGCACCTGCTTGTAGGCCTCTAATATCAGTATCGTTTATTGTGCATGCTGAACCAGAGGAGCCTCCAGCTTCTATGTGTATTTGATTTAAAGTTAAGTTACCGCTAGTTGCTAGAGTCATTTTTCAGTTCTTCTACTTGTTTACTTAAATCTTTAACTGCTTCTATAAGTAGTCCTACTGTATTAGCGTATTTCATAGTTTTTACTGTGCCTAACTCTTTGTCTTCATGTTCATCTACTAGCTCTGGCACCACTTTCTCTACTTCGTTAGCTACTACTCCTATTTCTTTTGAGCTGTTTGATTTACGAGTAAAGTGAACGCCTCTTAATTGATTTACTTTTTCTAAAGCGTTTTCTATTTGGTAAATGTCTTCTTTCAGCGCCATATCAGAATATGCACCTACGTTACCCGTAGCTGTAAAATTACCGCTAGTATCACAACTCAACATAGTAGAGCCAGAATTATTATCAACTCGCCATTGAGTATCAAACTTCATTACAGTATTAGCGTTTGAAGTAAAATAAAGTCTATTCCTGCCATCAGCGGAACTAATCCAAGCATCATTAGGTAAAGCTGAATTTAATTTTGCACTTATTTGGGTTTGTGCGTTAGATGAAAGTGTATTGATATATTGAAACTCTGTACTTGTTACTGAGCCATCAGCTATTTTAGTAGCATCTATTGCAGCACCTGATTTAATATTGGCATCTTCTACATTAGTTAAACTATTACCTGTTGCGTCTGCATCAAAAGTTTTATTGGTAAAAGTTGTTGTTGAAGTTGCAGTAACATCACTAAAACTGCCACCGTTTCTTGTTGCATTAGCACCTATATCTATTTTATCAAAACCGTCAACTACAGCAGCTCCAGACCCAACTCCATCTGTATAAACTAATTTAGTTTTACCATTTGGTATAGTGATATTTGCACCAGATCCTTGAGATATAATAATGCTGTATGGTCCTGAACTACCTGAATCAGTAGTTGCATTTTCAATAAACCATAATTTTGAAATCGTGTTAGGCGCTAAAGTTATCGTGCAATTTGCGCCTAAAGCGCCAGTGTATTTAAGATACATTGCTCTACCAGGGTCAGTAGATCCATTAGCTATTGTTGTTGTGTGCGTTGTACCACTAACTGCTTCAGTGCCATAACCGAAAGCCTCTCCAATCAGTTCAAGATTTTCATTAGTACGAGTACCCCAAGTACCTGATTCATCACCAGTTCCCATTTCTCTAAGTCTGAGATTATTATCAAACGTACTTGCCATGTTTTTACCTCGTTAAATTATAATTAAATTATTAACATTAAGCCACATCTTCCCAGTTAGGATCTTGAGTATCTGTTATTTCACTAAAACTTGATGTTTGTGATTCTGTTATTTCACTAAAGTTTGATGATTGAGAATCATCCAACATAGACCAAACTAATACTGTGGATAATCCACTTGTTATTTCAAATCCAACAATAGTTACATTTGCTTTAGCTATTGATGTTATGGTTCCCAAACCACTAGTTGACCCAAATCCTGACAAAACAATAGTATTACTTGATCTTTGTGTAATCGTTCCTAAAGTAGAAGTACCTAATTGCCCAGCTGGTGTAACATTTGCTACCCCGGTTACGGTTACTCCTACCGAACCAACACTTGTGCTTAAACTAGGTAAAGTTGCTACAGCTTGAGCATTTACACCTACACCACTTATTGCACCTGTTAGTGCTGATAAAGGTTCATCAGGATTATTTCCATAATCACTAACTATGGCATTTGCAGTAAGTGCTGGACTGCCTAAGCCAGATGTTATGGCAAGACCAGTAACACCTATATCTCCGCCAGCAGTAATGCCTACTCCTCCCACCGCAGAAGTTGCTCCTTGGCCTGTAGGATTTATGTGAGCTACACAAACAAAAGTTGTCGTGCCTACTGATCCAGTCGCAGACTGTCCTATTAAAGATACATTTACATTACCTCCGATTCCAGCTAGGGAAGCGAAAGGTGATTCTGCAAATGCACTTATTCCAAACATTTAATTACCAGATAAAAATTGATAGACAGGGCCATAAGCAATGTCTGTTCCTAAAAAAGTATTTAAAAGAAAAATTGTTCCATTAATAAATACAATCTTAGTTCCTACTACAATAAAAACTATCCAACCAATAGTTAATAATAAACCGTGTTTTTGATAAAATTCTTTTACTTTTTTAATTATAGGAAAATTCCATTTACCTTCTGTAAAAGCTGTATTTAATACAGGCATTAAGTAAAATAATTTTTCCTTTATTTTCATTTATATAACTCCAAGGTGCATTGCAAACGGTAATAGCTCATAATAAATAAATCCTGCCGTTGCAGTAATGATGACTCCTGATAAAAAACCACCTATAAGCGTTATTAGTCTAACTTTTATTTCCATAATTACTCCTCGTTTTGTTTAATCCATTTTAAATATCTAATAGGTTCTTCAAAACCAAATTCTTTTCTAATTTGGTCTACATCTTTTTCAAGAAAGTATAGCAAAGAGTGTTCTATTAGATTATGTTTGTTTACTTTTTCAGCTATCTTACAGGCTTCTCTATATATTAAAAAAGGTTTGAATGACTTTGATCGCCAAGCAATTCTGCAAGTAACTAAAAAACCTACATACCACATCCCTATATTGTCTACTTGTTTCCAAGTAGTGCCTTGTATTAAAGCTTCGCCGAAAGGTGAAGTATCATATTTAAATAATATGTGGTGTAAATCGTGCGTTAGCATCATGTGTCTGCCAACATTATTTCTTAAAGTATTTATTCTATCGTCAGAAAGCATATCAGCTTCCGCAGTTTCTTTTTCAAATCTATTTTTATAAAGATCATTAAAGGTCCACTTGTTAAAAAATTTAGCAAGATGTCCACCCGCAGTATTAGGAGGTAAACTTCTTAAATATTTCATACTAGATATTTTAGGTATTATATTTTTTTTACAATACTTAGGATCATTCCAATCTAATCCTAAAGCAATATTTATTCTTGTAGGAGAGCTTGTAAAGTTTTTGCGCATTTTTTTTCTAGTAATAAACATCAGCTGTGCATACATAGCTTGTAGTTCTGAAAGTCTTGCTCTGGCCTCTGGATGTGATTCTCTTTGTTCGTAAGAATCTTTTAATAAAATTGATTTAGACAATTTTAAAAAAGTAAATAAATTAAACATTTTACTTTGTGATAGAAACTATTCTGGCTACTTCCGAAGATTCGTTTGTTATGTCAATTGATGGGCTTGTTAATTTTTTTACATCATATTGATCTACGTAATTAGATTGTTGATTTAAAGAACAAGCTTGAGAAAAAAACACATGATTAATATTATTTTCTTTCAAAAGAGTTTTTGTTTTACCGGGCTCTATGTCTAAAAGCTTTAAATTATATCCCGGCTTTTCAGTCATAAAACAAAGAAACCTCGTATCATCTTCCATGGCTGTCTGACTGGCAAATCTTCCGTTTAAGTGCCACATGGCTGATCGAGGATATGCTTCATCAAAGTCTGCTCCAAATTTATAGCTAGTTAAAAACTCTCTATTAGTTATGGCATCTTCAGTTGTGCTTTCTGTGTATTCTCCTTTTTTAATTTTATCATTTTTAGTAATTTCTTTGAGTCTTTCAATGTCCTTTGCTTCTATACCATCCTCTTCCGACCATCTTTGGCATGATTGGATTTTGCCTTGTATAAGAATAAAATGGTTTGGTCGATATACAATATGAGAGCTTTCTTCGTCAAGAATGTGTTCTTTTATTTCAGCAGTAGTCTCACTAAAGTAAAGCAATCCTTCTTCAAAAGTATCTCGACTTTGTATATCTCCTTTGTTTCCTACAGTAACAGTGACTTGAAACTCATCATCAATAATTTTATGGGTTTCTTCTATCCAATTAAAATCAAATCTTACAGTCATTAGATCTCCTCCGTTGTAACTTTTTTAGCGTTAGTGTCAACACTAAATATATCATATATATTTTCTTGTTTTATGTGTCTAAAAAATTCTTGTTTAATTTGTAAGTCTGTCTGTCCATCGAACATAGATTTTGGCTTACGAATAGCAATACCTCTATAATCGAAACGATACGATGTATTACCATCCCCCGCAGTTTCTTCGTAATAAATAATATCTTCTGCTTTTTTTACCATTAGAATTGCACCGTAATAGTCCAAGTTCCCGACATAGTCAACATTGTGCTTTGATTAGTTGTATAACTATATGCTGTAACAGCTCCTATACTTGGATAGGTATAATGAAAACAGTATTGTTTTGCTACATTAATACTGTTGTTTACATGAGTATCTGAACCATACCACCTTGTTGCAGGTGCTCCGTTTTTAGCAGGTGTATCAAAATAACGAAAAGGCACATTAGACCAGTTATTTCCTAAAGTACCAGTAGTTCCATGATGACCTGATACCCAAAGATATGGAGAATAATTTCCAAAACCGCTCGAAGCACTTCCTCCTGAAAGAGTTGAAGTAGCATGATATAAAACAAATCCATACATCACCAGATTGGTTGATGTGCCAGAGCCAGTTGTTCCTCTAAAATGATTAAATTGTATAGCTCCCGAAGAAGGTATTTGTCCTGCCTCTCCTACTTGATCTATACCAGTTACTTTAGTAGTCGTTGCAGAAGCAGAGCCAAAACCACCTAAGGGTATGGTAGTTACATTGCTATTTTTAAAACCGTACTGCCTATAGTATGAGGTATATGCAGCAGTTCCTGGAACACCTTTGCTTCCTGGTGTTGCTGGAAAATACTGACTTCCAGTTGAGGTAGCTACAGTGGGTGATGTACTAGAAACTAAGCTATTACTAGCCAAACTTCCTGAATAGTATTCACTCATGCTAATAGGATTACCACCGCCCCATTCGCTTTGTATTGTACTTAATGACACTGAACCACTTGCAGGTATTGCCATTATTTATCCTCTAGTTCTTTTACTCTAGCTGATAAATCTTTTACAGCTTCAATCAATACTGCTGTTAATCTGCTGTAATCTACGGACTTAGTACCCATTTCGTCATCTGCTGTTAATACTATTTCTGGTAATATCTTTTCTACTTCTTGAGCTATAACACCTATGTTTTCTTTTTCGTCTCTGGTGTAAGTGACACCTCTAAGTTGTTCTACTTTATCTAAACCATCTTCAAGTGTTTCAATATTATCTTTAAGTCTTTCATCTGAGAAAGCTGTGACGTTATTATTAAAAGTTGCAGCTCCTGCCTCTGACGCATCTATAGTCAATGCTACTATTTCAGAGCCACCATCATTGACTCTAAATATCATGTCTTTGTCTGATGTAGAAGCACGAAGTGTAAAGTTTGCTGAGCCTAAATCTATTTGACCTCTTTCAGTACCCCCATCTTTGAAGATTATATTTTCTCCATCTGCATCAAGAATAATATCTCCTGCAACATCTAAAGTTAAATCTCCTGAAGCGTTTGATATATTATTACCTGCAGCAAGTTGTAATCCTCCTCCGCCTAAAATTCTCATCCTTTCAGCATTATTTGTGCCGAAAAGGATTGGGTGGTTAGTTGTTCTTTTAAATTCTGCATAATTACTAGCATCACTATAAATAAGGAAATTTCTAGTTCCACCTACTCCAAAGTCTATTCTTGAACCATTACCACTATCTATTTGAAAAAATGCAGTACCACTATCTTCATTTAAAGCTAAACCTGTTCCTGTAAAAGTTAAAGATAATGGGTCTAAGCTTGAACCACCAACAGATACCCCTCCAGAAGGAATCGCTACATTATTAGAAGCATCCTCAAATACAGCTTTACTTGCAGGTAATGTACAAAATACATCTTTAGTTCCTGCGGAAAAATCTACAGCAGAGTCAGAATTAGAACTACTAATAACTGTAGTTCTTGCTAATGTATCGGGAGTAGCGTCAGTAATTGTCCCTAAACCGACTTCAAATTCATTTGCCGATTGATGAGATATTGTGTAATAACAAGTATTAGAATTTCCAATACCTGCTACAAAAGTTTCAAAACCAGTTTCAGCACCTGCTAAATTTATGGTGCCTGTGCCAGTAGAAGTGGTAGTTTCTTTTACCCTATCGTTTAGGACAAGAGCCATGCTCTCCTCCTAAGCTATTCTTATAATAGCCGTACTAGCTGCTGCCGCTGGGAAAACTATTGTGAAATCTCCAGCAGTAGAAGTTTTATCTCCACCAAAATCTATAGTAGCCACTGACTTATTAGAATCAGAACTGTTATAGATCATGCAACCTCTAGCAGTAACAGTAGCCGTACTAAAAGTAAGATCAGCAAAATCAGTTATCGCTGTAGTTCCGTCGTTAGTCGGAGTTACATTTGTTAGGTTGGCTCCTCCAGAAGTATAGTTAGTACCACTGGCTTCTTGTGAAGTTGAAAATGCAGTTGTAGTTGCGCCTAAAGTAGCAGAGCTTGTATATAAAGCTAGTTTAAAAGTATCACCAGAACTGTTAGTAAAATTGTGAACACCAGTTAATAGTTCTTTTTTAAAACTAGTAGTTAAAGTTGAAGTTATTGCCATGTTTTTTTCCTCATAAAATAGCTAAAGTTTTAAAACAATTTTAGCTAGTTCTTCTTCACCACCTTTACTCAATTCTTGAATCAAGGTAGCTTTGTAAGATTTTATAGCATTTTCTATATAAATTAAACAAACTTGTTTTATTTGTTCTCTATAAGCTTTTGCTTGTTCTGTAACATGCGGTTCGTTATCTTCAGAGTAACCAACTATTTTTTCAGTTAATCTTTCTGCCCAAAATTCTGGAGGATGCCCACCAAAATTTGATGTCTTTGTTTCTACTACGCCTAACTGAGGCATTCCGTCTGGAGTTATTTTCATTACCATTTTTTTGGTTCGTTGTGACTTTCTTCTATGATTTCTTTTAATTGTATCTCTGCTTTATCATCTTCTCTACCAACAAAGGTTGGCTGAGGCGTGTATTGTTTTTCTTTTCTAGCACTTTTTTTTCTTACTTTTAATTGTTGTTTTTCAGAATCATAATCAACTATTAAAGGATCTTCCAGTCTATGATAGCCATAAAGTTTTTCTTCTGGCTCTACTGCTGTATCTAGTAAATAACTAGAGGCCGCTACTCCTACTTCTATACCAACATTCATACAATTAGTTAACCAATATTCACAACAAGCTCGACCAGCTTCGGCAAAATATAAATTACCTTTGTAACCAAAATCTATACCAAATAAATGCAAAGAACCAACTCTGTGCCAATAAGCAAAAGCTATTGCATAGGCAACTGTGTTGTTTAAATAAAAAGAATTATTTTCTGCCACTATTTTTTCGATTGGGTATTCAACTAATCCTGGGCAACGATCATCTAATTCACATGTGTAGATAGGGCCTTGATGACTTAACAAAACTTCTTTCATGCCGTTGGTTTGTAACCCAGCATCATCGCTATCTAAAAACCTAGAAGCTGGGTCCATCATAAAAACTCTATCGTGTTTAATTACATTGGCTACAGCATTGATTACCCATATTTCATCAAACTGCTCACCGTTAGATCTAGCTAATGCAAAGTCAAACCAACTTTTACCTAAGCCAACTAAAGCTATTTTTTTACCTTGAAGTTCTTGAATCTTCTCCATTTTTTTCTCTTTAAGTTACATTTGTTCTTAGTGCGTCAGCCCTATATTCATCTCTTCTACTTCTGCCCTCTGCTCTATTTTTAAGTCTTGCTATTTCTTCCATAAATCTTTTTTCGTATTGAGCTAATATGTCTGGTTCTCCTTTTAAAAAAGTATAAGCCTCAACTAAAGAACCGTATAGCAAAGCGCTTCTTGCATTTGTTGATAGCCAAGTAGTACCGCTACCAGAACCAGAAGTTAAAGAAGCTGGTTTGTAAAGATAATGAAGTTCTGCATTGTAGTTTGCATCTGGTGCTGGACTTACTGTTATGGTAGATCCATTGTTAGATGCTGTAGAAAGTTCTTTATCAAAATCAGCGTAGTACAAAGGCAATCCTCTCAAGTTAGTATCAGCTGGATCTTCTGAATATTCTTGCATAAATGTAGGATGTTTTTTTAAAAGGTAATGATAATCCCCGCCAGAATCCAATACTGCTAGAGAAAAACTGGCTATATAATCTGAAGGTGTTGTTAAAAATCTATTTCCAGCAGTAAATACTCCAGTTACATTCTTTCTAAAAAAATCAAATTCTACTAGTTGAAATATTCTTTCTTCTGAATTTTTAATAAAGTCTGCAATAGTATTAACAAAAGTAGTTTCTGTGCTATCACAAAAGTTTTTAATTAAATCTTGTAGCTGTGTATAAGTCATAATTAAATTATATCAAACTAAGGAGTGTTTGCTTGACCTCCCATGCCAGAATGATTAGTACAGTAATAATAAAGTGTTGGAGCTCCTACTGCTACAGTTATTTGTGTATAAGCACCCGAACTTCCAGGTGTTCCGTTAGTGGTAACTCCTGTTGTATATTCTGTGCCTCCGCCATGTGTACCATTGGCAGTAGTAGAAAATCTTAATGGGTGCCCAGAATTAGATGAATCAGATTGATCAAATCTATAAGTACTGCCCTCAGATAAATTTAATGTAGGATAGACAACACTATCTATAAAGTATCTATTACCGCCTCCAAAAGAAGCTACCCTAACTTCGTATTCTGTAAAGTTTGAAGTAACAGTTATTGATCCAGTTAATCCAAGTAATTGTGAACTAGTTACGTCAACAGTTGTGCTTATGTTACCCGTAACGGTTGTTGTTCCTAAAGAACTAGTTGCAGATACTCCAGACAAGTCTACAGATATTGGCGGCCTACTATTTTCAAGGACACTAATATCCCCTAGGTTGCCAGATAATTTAGCTAATTCAAATTTGCTAGGAATAGTACTAGACAACATAGAAAAGTTTTTTGTTATGCTTGGCGAAGTCACAACAACAAAACCAGTGCCACCATCTTCTGCTTTATCTGGTCTAGGATTGAATAAAGCTTCTGGGTCAGCTGCATGAGTTCTTGGTTCTAATTGTGGGTGTTTTGCATCCCATTGATCAGGACCTACTAACAAACCGTCCCAAGTTCTTTTCATATCTTTTAGCTTATATCTAAACCCAGATATGTCGCATATTCCGTATGCTTGTTTGCCTTTTGCGTAAGCCATTACTAACTTTGTGAAGGATTGATTCTAAAAGAAGCTCGATCTCCATCTTCATCAGCAGCTCTTCTAAATTCTTCTTCGTATATTATTTTTAATTGTTCTGTTAATTGTGGATTTCTTTTCATAGATAAGTAATACGCCAAGCCAGCAACAAAACAAGGATAAAATCTAAATGGTAAATCTACAGTATTGGTTGCTTTATCAGCATCATCCATTCTTACCATTTTATTAAATACTAAAATGTCTGTAGAGTTTTCCGGGGCTGGCCATATTTTTAAAACTGGCGTGTTTTGTTTATCTAAAAAATATTGATTAGGTCTAGCTTTGGTTCCTTTGGTTGGAATGTTTATGTATTCACTTCTACTTACTCTAGACATTTGTGTATCAGTAGTAGTTGAACCTTCAGTTCTTCTTAACACCACATCTAAAATATCTATGACATTAGAATCTAAAGTATATTCTCTAGTTCCTTCAGTAACTGTTTGTGTAGCCTCAGATATTGTCCATTGATTCAATCCTCTGTTGGCCCACTCAGCTAACATAAGATTAATAGATCTTCTTGCTGATTTTAAATCATATCCAGTTCTTAACTCTAACCCACATCTTTCATAAGCTTCTTCAATAAACTCTGCGACATTTGGTTCAAAGTCTGTACTGTTTGATGTTGCCATGTTTAATCCTCATCACTATATAAATTATTAAAAGTTATCCTAGGATCTAAATAACTTTCATGACCTTCAGCAGAATGTAGATGCTGTGAAGGAGTAAAATCAGGTGCTCCTTCGCCAGTTCTCCACAAAGCTGGGCTAGTTGCTCTAACTCTATTGTTAGGAAGCGCAACTATATTACCAGTCCACTTTCCAGCGTCTGTTAAATATATCACATGTGATTGCTTATGTTGAGCAGGATCATCTGCTATCTCATGGTCTGTATAATCTACAGTGAATAAATATTTACCTTGATAAAATTTATTATCGATCTTACACATCCACGGCGAAGAACTTACTCTATCCATAGCTATGATTGAATGATGTCTAGACTCACAATCCCATGGTTGACACAAATGATCTTCCATAGGTTCTGGCCATTCATCTAAAGGTATATCAGCGACTAATGCTTGAATAGGCATTCTTGCCCACATAGCACCACCATGAATATTACCTTCTTTCCAATCCTCGTCATCTATCTCGCACCCGGTAAAGACAACTTGAAAGCTTAACGATCTATCAGGGATTGTATTTACAGCTATTGCTAGCGCATGTAAATACTCTCCATGATAGCGTAAATGATTACATGTGAACTCTCTTCTAACCCAACATTTAAAGTATGGGACATTGCTCATCAAATATGGCATTTATACCTCAATCTTCTTTTTATTTATTTTTTAGCAGCGCCGCCTCTACTGTAACCTTTAGTTGCTTTACCACCAGCTCTGTAGCCTTTGGTCTTTTTCATCATACCGCCGCTACGATAGCCTTTAGTTTTTTTAGCCATGCCACCTTTGCCATAGCCTTTAGTTTTTTTATAAACCATTTAATGCTCCTTATTAACCTGTAAAGAATATAGTTACTCTATCTATGTTAGATAAAGTTGCATGTATGCCACTAGAAAACAATACACCATTATCTGGAATATTTAGTGTTTCTGTAGTATCAGCATTTACAGGCAACACCAATAGTGTTGCCCCTGAACTAGTATTTTTAAAAGTAACTGTGCCATCTGAAGATCCACCTGAAACTACAAAACCGCGAAGTCTTGAACGATTAGTGGTCATGTCGCCAGTTGAAGTTACAGAAGCTGTTATAACATCAGAAGTTGCCATAGTTAGCTCCTATTATGCAGTTGGTGAGTCAGACGCGATTCCAAAGAATTTTAATGCGATTACTCCACCAGCACCTGCTGTTCCAGAAATAACTACTTCTACTTCATCAGCTGTTTCAGTAGCTGCAGTTGTAGTACCACCAGACATACCTAAAACTCCGTTGCAAGGGAAGAATCCTTTGAAACCAGTTGCGTTAATAGCTATGGAGATACCATCTACAAAACCATCAGTATCTGCATCAGTACCAATATCTACTAAGTTTACGTTGTTAGCAGCGGCACTAGTTACAGTAATTGCTACACCCATTGGAATAAAGTTTGATGGTATTCCAATAGAACTTTCTTTGTGGTCAGTTCCAGAAGCAGCAATAGTAATAGAAGTGCTGTAAGTTGAAAGGGTCATTTCATTAGTTAATCCACCAGTTGTGCCATCTTTAATAATAGTTTTAAAACCATTCTCAGATCTAACTGGACCGTTAAAAGTTGTGTTTGCCATTTTTTACCTCCGTAGTGTTACTGTCTTGGCGAGTCTGCTAGGTCAGTCAGTAACGGAAAATTAATCCTAGTTGTCATAGGATAGCAATTTTTCTCTCAAAAAAAAAGGCATCCGTCGATGCCTTTCTTTTATCCCTTGAGTTAAAAAGTGGGATTTACTTCTTATAAATCAGTACTAAGATTAAGCTCCTTTAGATCCGTAAACTGCTCTTGGGTTAGAGAAACCAAATGAATATCTTTCTCTAGCCTTGAAACGCATATTACCAGTATCAAAATCACCTTCCATTGCAGTTGACAAAGGAGTTCTTTCAAAATGTTTAAACCCATCTGGGCAATCAGTTTTGAGGAAGAACGCATCTGTATCTGTCAAGAAGTGATTTACAACATAGCCATCAGGTAACATTCCCATGTTTCTAATAGCATTAATATCGTTATCAGCAGTACTTACTCTACCAGGTGTTTGTAACAGTCTATCAGCAACGAACTGTAGATTTGTAGGAACGATTAATTTCATACCTTGAAGAGCCAAGATCATGTCTCGGTCATCTTTAAAGTTAGCAATATCGATCAACGCCGCTTCTAATGAAGTTTCGTTCAAATCAGCATCAGTGCTAGGTTCGTTTGCAAAAGTTCCGCCGCTTGCTAATGGGTGATCAGTAGCACAAAGCTCCTTCCCATCACCACCAGTAAAGCTTGAGTTAAAAGCGTTGTTTAATACAGAAGCAGCTTTAACTTGCTTAGTGTGAGCCATACTTCTAGCTAATGCTTTAGTATATCTCGCGCCAAGTTTGTCATACAAATTATCTTCGATAGCTTCTTCAGTCAAAGCAAATGCTAATGCAATTGTTTCGTGAGAGTATCGAGCAGTGTATGACTCCATTGCTGTATCAAAATTTACGCCTTGCCCTTCAGCTTTAGTTGGAGCATTTCCGAAACCTACTAGTAATACTTCTTCTTCAAACGCTCTGTCAGAAGATTCAGTATCAAAGATTTCAGCGTGCTCGTTTTCGTACCTGTTGTACTCTAAACCGAAAAGGGCGTTTAATCCTGGTTCTAATTCTTTCGCTAATTGTGCTCTAGAAATTGCCATTATTAAACCTCTACGCTAATCCAGCGCTTTTAGCACCCATAATGTGGTTTTGAATAACCACTACTACGTTTGTGCCTGCGCTAGCTACGTCGGAATTTTCTGGATCTTGTGAAATGTCAATAGCCTTCAAAGGTAAAGTTGCTGTAGTAGCACCAGTTGAAGTATCTAATTGCATATTAGAAGTTCCAGTTTTTGTGTCGCCGACAGGAGATGAATCAACGATATCAAAGTTACCAAACAAATCAGTTACGGGGAAAGCCTCGTCTGATTGAATAGAAAATTGAACCATTGGGTCATCGATAACATTAGCAACAATATCACTAGCAGCAATGCTGCCGGGGTAACTGTTACTAAATACTGTTTCACCACTAGTAGGGTCAGTGTATGAACAGCCATTGAAGACTCCAACAATTGGTACAGTACCAGAGGCAGCATGCCTACCAATAGTTCCCGCAGTAAGTTGAGTTACCAAATCACCTTGGAAAATAGCAGTAGTCGCGCCACTCGCGATTCTGTATTTTTGTTGGCCGCCAGTCCATGATTGTCCACCGACTTTTCTAACAGGGATTAATCCCATTTTAGTAGTTTCGTTTGCCATGTTTTTTCGACTTTAAATTCCAAACTATTAATAAATCAGAGGAAGTTATTTACCCCCTCCACCAAATGTAACCTTGCTTTTCCTTTCCCTAGAGATAGGCATTGCAGGGTTTTCTTCACGCATAAGGTCATTGTCCACTGCCGTCATTTGATTTTGTGTGGCTTGACTAAAATACTCAGATCTTTGTTCGACAATTTCTTTGTCTATTTTGCAGAGTATCAAACCACCCACTCCAATGACGCCCGCGTGACGACCATCATCGACGGTTGGATAATCGTAACCAGGAACTTCTTCTGGTTTCACTGGCTCCCAGCCCTCTCGGAATCTTTTGGAAACATTAGTTCGGTCTTCTTGACCTAACGTCTCGGCTCTTATCCATCGGTAGACCGTACCAGCTGGAGGATCACTAGGAACCTCTAACATGGAAGGCGGCTTCCAAGGAGTCTTAGCCTTTTTTGTTTCCCTAGATTCTTCAGCTCTAGGTGCCCTTTTTTCAGTTTTAGTTTCTTTATTCACGATTTCTGTAACCTCGCTTTTTGTATTGCGTAATCTTTAAATGAAACGCCTAAGCGTTTCGCTAGTCTTTGCTCGCTTGGAGAAAGCTCCACTCGATTACTTGGTTTGCGTCCAGTCGATGTAGTGCGTGATGGTGAAGCAACGGTTTGGACGGGTTTTGTAGCTTCCACGTTGTTATCAAACTTATTAGGTATTTCCGACCTAAGTCTGTTATCTAATTCATTGTAATACTCATCTGAGTTTAAATCAAAACCTTCATTAGCTAATTGCTCATGAATAGTAAGAGCCACAGTAGTGGCTACTCGGTCTTGACCGAACCAAGAGTTTTTATTTGCCCATGACTGTGCCTTCGGAGAAGGCTCTGCATATTCTTGAACCTGTTGTGGTTCTGGAAGTGGGCTTTGAGTTTCTTGATTTACAGTTTGATCATATTCTGCTTCAAACTGGCTTCTTTGCTCAGACGCTTCAATATATTTTTTTTCAGCGATTGCAGTACTTAAAGCTTCAGTAGCTCTAGCGATTGATTCAGCATCATTCGCTTCAACAGCTTGTTTATGAGCTTGTTTAGCTAAATCAATAGCAGCATCTGTTTCGTTTTTACGACTATCAAACATAGTCTTTTCAAAAGATTGTTTGGTCGCTTTTAATTTATTGTTTTCTTCTTCTAGCTGTTTAGCATATTGCACAGCCATAAGTTCGCGTCTTTGAAAATCTTTTGCTTGAGCAACAGCTTTGTTAATTCTGTTTTGTGCATAAGCAGCTTTCTTTTCAACTTCGCCTTTGTCTTTGTTTTCTTCTACTACCTTGTCACTGGTTTCAAAGTTTTCTTGAATAGTGTCTTCTTCAATAGATTTAAGTTCATCTTTGTTTTCTTCAAGATCAATGAACTTAGTTTCATCAGAAGCTTCTTGATCAGCTCTTTTACCAACTGGTAAAGCAGCTTTCTCTACTTGCTCTTCTGAAATATCTGGTAAAGCATATTCTTGTTCAGCCATAAATCACCTATAAAGTTTTAATATCATCGGGATCATTAATGGTACCGATTACCTCGTCATCATTAATAATTCTTACTTCGTGATTGTCTTCTAAACGAAAGCGAGCTCCCGCATATCTGCCAATCAATACCCAATCTTTTTCTTTACACCAAGCCTCGCCTTCAAATTTATCGTCTTCTTTATATGCAGTAGGACCTACTTTTAAAACATAGGCAACTACTGTAGCTAAAGATTCTCGATCTAAAGTAGATGTGGTTAAGTGTATGCCACCTTCGGTTACGCC